ATCCGAAAGCTGAATGATAATATCACCAGTCGCTTGCGCGGCTCCGAGATTCCAAGCTCCGACGGAAAAACCACCCTCTTTTTGCGTCACGGATCGAAAGCGTTTCAGAACGTCTGCCTTGTCGTCGTCGTGATCGACCGCAAAGATATGTTCCACGCGTTCTGGGTGCGTTGCGCGGGAAAGCCATAGCGTCATGCATTGCACGGCCTCCACGGGCCTTCCTCGCGTTGCGTGGACTAGTGAGATTTTCGGCTTGTTTGATCCTGCCAGCGTTTCGCGCTCGATCTCTTCGGCGTCTTCGTTGCGTCCGAGAAGGCGGAGCGTCCATGCGTAGAGTTGATCTCCCTTCCATCCATACCACTCCTTGCGGTGTGTCCATTGTGGGAACTTAGGCGTCGGAACTTCGAGCATTTCTTCCACCACTTTCAACGCATCTTGGTATTTTTTATCATCAAGCAGGATGCTGGCCTCAAGCCCATAGGCTTCGCGCCGCTTTGGCTCAAGTGCTCGTGCCTTGCGTGCAAGGTTGAGCGAGGTTTCTCCGCTCGTAATGTTGGCGCAATTTAAAAGAATCTCGTAGCGGTTGACGCCGTCCAGATCAGTCAAAGCCAATGCTTCTGATCCGTATTTGGCCGCGAGTTCTTTGTTCCCTGCGATGAAGTTCTCGTAGTGCAAATAAAATTTGAAGTGAGAAGTCATGCGGTCTTGGTGCATCAAGATTCTGCGATTTCGCTCGCTGCTGTTGCGATGACCTAGCGGCGGTTGGTGTATGATTTCAAGATCGCGCCGCATACAGACCTGCACGTCTTTTGTAGGTTGCGCGTTCTCATGCACCGGACGATGCCACCAAGCCGTATGGTAACGAAAGAATCGCTCCCTCGGTGCGCGTTTGCCTTGCTCTGGAATGACGTAGTCGGTCAATATCCAGTCCTGTTCCGGAGGACATTCTTCAAGCGCGGCCAATGTAGGCGCGACCATGTGCGGCTCAATGATATCGTCGCAGTCGGCCCACATGACCCATCCATCTTTGCCGGCAAGTTCGTAAGCCTTGGCGAACGCTTTGTTGCGAGCCTCGCCGAAGTTGTCGAGGTGCTCCCAATCTGCGACCAGCGGAGAGTTGAGATATTCGTCAACGTGGCAGCCTAGCTCTTTTGCAATTTCGAGAGTGCGATCCGGCTTGAGTGCTCCGATTGCGCGGACGACAACAATCTCGTCACATATTTGTTTGAGTGATTGCACGCATCGCTCGATGCGCGGTTCTTCGTTGCCACAGATTAAGCCTGCGACCAGCTTCTTTTTTTGGTTCATGTTTACAAGTTGATGTATTAGTCAAAAAAACTGCATTTGTTTTCTTCCGTTTGTTGATTCGTCCAAGTATCTCCACAACTCTGCAAGCCGCTCTTCTCCTCCGCGAACCCATCCAGTGCCATCGCACGATTCTGCCCCAGCGTCATGTGCCATCCAAAGCATCCGCTCAGAATTAACCCTTCCAACATGGACACGCGGGAAATTATCTGTCCATTCATAAAGGTTTTTCCATTTCCAATCTGTTGATCCACCAACGAAAATAATATCCGCGCCATTAGGAACATGATGCTTAGTCATGCCATCTTGAACAGCAAATGCAAGCGGTACATTTGGTGTTAACTCTTTAATCTGGTGCGCCCATTCATGCCACCGAATAATTGTGGCTTCCGCATCCGTTACAACGTCTGGAACCACTATCCATGTGGGCTTATGCGATGCTGATTTTGTTTTTTCAAGATGCTCCCTAAATCCCTTTTCGTCCCAAGGTTGATTATTTGCCCATGCTCCAAAAGCCCCGTTGTCTATTGCATACGGCATCCAGCTCGGCGGATTCCTCCATCCCGCTGGCGACAGCAACCAACCGATTCGGCCAGGATATTTTCCCGCCATGTAACCAATTTGAATCCCGCTGTTGTTGGTTGGCATAACAATCATGGCGATTGTTTTAATATTTAAAGCTCATTCCTGTAAAACAAAAAAGCCACCCCTTTCGAGGTGGCTTTTCCGATGCTACTTGCGGGGAATTTTACACGTATCCGGTTGTGATGCGGATGATGCTCGATCCGTCGATGACTTTCTCGGCGCTGTTCTGACGAACACGGAGAACGTCAGCGCGGCGGGCTTCGTCACGATAGGTTTCGGAAACAAAAGGCACGGGGCTGTCTGCGGCCCAAACGATCGTGCGACCGAATCCGCCACCTGAGAAGTCACCACCAACCGTGTTGGCGAGTGCCATGTAGGTGTTAGACCAGATGAACCCACCGGAATACACTTGGCCTTTTTTGGCTGTGTTTTTAGGTGCGCGGCCAACGAGAACGCGGTCAACTCCGACAGCGGCGGCAACTTCGCCTTCGCTCAAGAGACGGCTTTGATCCGAAGGAACAATGCCGAAGAACTGATTCTGCACTTTAGCGGAGCGGCGGATGCGCTCGAACACTGGCATGGACATGATCAAGGTGTTAGCAAGAACGCCGTATTTGGCGAGTTCGAGCTTGGCTTGAGCCACGTCACCGGGAACGTCGAAGCTGGTGATGTTCGCGTCGGTGTATGCTGCGCTGGCGCTGATCGCTGTCAGACCGTTAGCGGCGAATGCTGCGGAAGCAACACGAGCCTCGTGGCTGACTTGGATCTGGCGGAGCAACATCGCGGCGATGTTAACTTCGGTGTCGAAAAATCTATCGAGATCGCGGCGGTTAGAGTCAGGAAGAACTTCCTCAAGGCCGTATTCGATCGCGTCGAACGAGTCGCTCGTGAACCGGCGGCTTGTGCGGGGATAACCAGCACCAGCGGCGATCTTGAGAACGTCGTCGTTGAGGGCTTCGGAGTCGCCGAGGTTCAACTTGAGATATGCGCCGGAGCGAACATCTGAGCTGAACACAGGCATTACTTCTGTGCCGATGAACAAATTGTTTTTGTTGGAAAGACCTTCAAAAACGGCCTGCGCAATATCAGCGCGGATGGTTGTGTATGAGAGTGCCATAGTGGGTAATTAGTTATTGGTTGAATTTAGGAACGTATTCCACGATGTCACCGGCTACGCCGCTGTTGATCGCGATTCCGAGAGTTGCGGCGCTTGCTGCAAGCGTTCCAACGATCGTGCCGTTGGTAACAGCAAAAACGGAGCTGCCTGCGGTAACGATACCGGCGGCGGCTACGATGCCGAACTGCGATGGGAAAAACATTTTTACGGCGCCTTGATCAGCGGCGGCGGTGTCGTCTTGGACAACTCCGATTGCTGCGGCTCCGGTTGATGCTGCTTGCGCAGCGTTGTCGCCTGACACGCTCACGAGAGTGTTGGCGCTGATAGCGGAAGCGAAGTTAAAACTCCGGATTCCTAGGTCGTTTTGTGTTGCCATAAATTAGTTGGGATTAAAAGTTGAGTTCGTTGTTGTCGCGGGCCTCGATGTAGGCTTCGCGGTGGTTACGCATTGCAAAGCGGATCGCTTCGGTGCGGCTTCCGAGTTCCTCGGTTTTCTGGGTGATGATCGCTTTGAGGTCGAATTTCTCTTCGGCCTTCTCTTCTGCGACTACCGAAGCCTTAACTGGGGCGGCTCCGAAGTTGCTGATGATCGTGTCGAGCTTGGCTTCGAGCTTGGAAATTGCGCTGAGTTCAGCGGCCATTTCTTCCTTCATAGGCTCGGCTGCCATCTCTTCGGGTGGCATTTCCATTTTGTTCTTGTAATCGCCGAAGGCGGTTTCAAGAGCGGCGAGACGAGAAACGATGTCAGCGATGCTGATCTCGTCCTCCTTGGGTTCGATTTCGATTTGTGCGTCTTCCATTTGTTTGAAAAAACTGTCAACTTGCTTGGCCGTGAATGAGAACAAGCCGGTCGCGTTTGCGGCTGGTGTTTGCACGAGGTCTGCGCTGTAGAGTTCGGTACAGCTTGCGAAGGCGAGCCCCTCCACTTCGCGGATCGGCCCTGTAAAAGCGATGCTGATGCCGAACGTGTCTGGGAGTTTGCTTGAAATCTCCATCACGTAGTCACGCATTGGCGATGTTTCGAGGAGGTTGAGATCGCCCAAGAGTTGTTTGCCGACGATGCGGAAATTGTTTACGAATCCGACGATGTCTTTTATGCCTGCACCGTGATCGAGGTTGACCTTCACTCCGCCCTTGTAGGACTCCGCGCACTCTTTGACTTCCATCAAAGTTTGCTCGTCAACGTATAGCCCGTGGCCTTTTGCTTCGCCTATTGAAATTATTGATACGCCTTCGATGACATCCATGCGAAGGCGCGGATGTCAATTAGTCGTCCATCAATCCCATCGCCGCTTGTGCCATTAGATAAACTTCTAACTCGTTCTCTTCCTCGCCTCCGATGACATCAAACGACATGGAGAATCTGATCTCCGGTCGATTTGCGCTGGCGTGAGTCCGAGCACCTAGAACCGTCGTGCTTGTGCTGGCGCAAAGCTCTGCATCGCCAGCATTGGTGAAGCAGGATGAGCCTACGATTTCAATGCGCGAACCGGCGCACGCTTCGACGTTCGCGACCGAGAAAACAAGACGGACTCCGCGAACGGTGGCCGTGACCTTGCGCTCTTCGCGTCCTCTTCCTCCGCCCCCTGGCAGATCAATTGGATTGATCGGAACAGGTGGAACGACCGAAATAAACAATAAACCCTGAACGCCGATGGATAGCGGCGTCGGGCTTGGCATTAAGCCCTGCGTAGCGATGAGCAGGGAAGCGAGCATCCGCTTAGACCCTCGTTACTACGGTGTTTGTTGTTCCGTCTCCGGTGATCGCTTGAGTGATCGCTCCCGATGTCCTGCTTGTAGGCGTGACCGTGAGCGCATTTGCGATGTCTAGTCCGTGGATTGCATGAACCTCGGACGCCTTTGTTGAAATCGTGGAAAGTTGCGTATCGAGATTTGCACTCGCCAACCCCATCGCGGCGCGCACATCAGCGGCGGTGAGTGTTGCTGTGCCTGTGGTGGCATCGACGGGCACGCCGAATGCGACCGATGCGGCGGCTGGCACTTCGCAAGTCCCGGTGTCGTTTCCGTTATTGTATACGACGCCAGATCGCACATCCGTGTCGGCTGGCGATAGCCCAGCGGTGTTGTTCGGATCGGATAATGTTTTCGTGCCGGTTGGGTAGTTTACGAAGACTGCAACGTTCGATAGCTGAGATGTTAAATAAATGGGGCCGCTTGTTGGCGACTGACCGAGAGAACCGTATTCGATTTGCTCAACTTTTGTGATGCTGGCCTGCGCCGAGCTTACGCCTACGACAGATGACAATCCCACCGATCCAATTCCAAATCCGTTTCCTTTTGCGCGAGTGGCATTCAGAGTTCCACTTGATGGATTGTTTGCGCCAGCCCCAACTGTCCCGCCAATAGCTGTTCCTGTGATATTTAATTGACCTGTGCTTGCGTTGTTTGCCCCGAATGATGTTGAAATGACACCACCAGTAGCATTGCCCGTGATATTCAGCGTTCCGGTGCTGCTATTATTTGCGCCGTTTCCACTTGCTCCACTCCCGCCTGTCACATTTCCGATGATGTTTAGCGTGCCGGTGCTGTTATTATTTGCGCCATGCACAGATGCTGTGCTGCTCGCAGAGACATTTCCGGTGATAGTGATCGTGCCGGTGCTTGCATTCTGGGCTCCGTTTGCGCCACTTCCAGCGGTAACATTGCCAGTTATGGTGATGCTGCCGGTGCCGGAATTAGTTGCGCCGTTTGAAGCGCTCGCGCTACCACTGGTTACATTGCCGGTTATAGTGAGCGTTCCCGAAGATGTGTTATTTGCCGCGATGGCGGAAGCCACCGTCCCGCCCGTGCAATTTCCAACAACCGAACCAACCGCTGGGGAGACTGCTGTAAATTGCAGGCAGTTGCGCGAGGTTGTGGTGGATTTGTTGGTGACATTGGCGGTGAGCGTGACGCCGCTATTTAGTGTGTAAATACCTGTTCCGGCATTGCTGATGAGATCGCAAGTTACATTGTCCGTAATCGTGATCGTGTGACCTGTCGCTGCCTGCGCTTCGTCGCCAACTGTAGGCACAATGCCACCGACCCAAGTTGCGCCAGCGTTAAAATTGCCTGTTGCCGCTGAAAGAATGAGTGCCATTTTTTACAGCCCCTTCGCGTAGATAAATTCTTGAATGCTTGCGGAAATTTGAGCAACGGCGGTCTTCGTCGGTTGGTCAACATTCTCGACGCTACCGAGTGCCATCGAGCGAGCGTAGTCGTTTGCAAGAATAACTTCTCCATTCGCGATCCGCGTAGGAATTAAGCGCATCGCAACATTCGCATCTTCGCTTGCGTCTGGATTTACAACAGACGTGATCGCAAGATTGATCGTATAAATGTCGTAGGTTTCTCCGTCGATGATGATGGGATTTGTTGGTTTCATATTTAAGCTAGTAAAATTAATGCGCTGGTTTCAGTTGGCTTGGGAAATTTCAGTTCAAACGTGCTGTTGTAAACGTGCTTTTCGGATCCGATGCTCAAGACAATCAAAGCGGCGTTGCCTTTGCTGGCGTTGTAGATCATCGCGCCGGCTGCCGCGAATGTTGCAGATTTTAGGACAACGTCGTCAAATGTTATAAAAGCATTCTTGCCGATGATGCCCGTGCGATGCCCCTTGAGTGCTACGCCCCCTGCGGTGTAGCCCATTCCCTTTATCTCGCCTTCGGTTGTGTAGGCTTTTGTCGTCGGCCCGATCTTTGCCGATGCGCTGTAAAGCGCGATCCGGTAGTCATCTCCAGGTTGGTGGACGCCGGTGATGAGTGCCTTTTTTGCTTCGAGGGCGATTCCGTGTGTGATCATTTATTTTTTCTCCCATTGTGCAGAGCATACGGCTACGCGCTGGCTCTCGTCTGGATATTCGCTCGACATCGTTCCGCTCACCATGCAGCGGCCAATGAAGTCGTCTTGCTCTTCGTTTCTTTCGGGCGTTGGCATTACGAGTTCGTGTTTTGTTTCAAAGCCGGTGATGCGTCCGAACGGATCGCGAACGGCAAGCGATACTTTCATCTGCTCGGGTTGCGATGCCTGCATCCCTTTGACTTTGTCAGCGGCCCAGACTTGCCCAGCGTCTCCGCCCCACAACGCCCACGCTATTCGTCCTGCGGAGGGAAATCCGTCCTCATCTGGTGTGAATCCCTGCCCCTTTTTATCGACTTCGTGGCGTGAAAAAAACGAGTGCATTCTTTTAACGGTATCGTCCGAAAGATTCTTGCCGTTGGAAATGTCGCGAGCGCGTGCAACGCCGACGGCGGTTCCGCCTCGGTTGTATTCTTCGCGCCACTTTAAGCCCTTGAGCGCCTCTTCGACCATGCCTTTGCTAGGTTTGTTCTCGTCAGCTAGATCAACTTGCTTTGGTTGCTCTGTCTGTATTGGCTCAGGCTGTGGATCTTCTTGCACGATAGGCGCTGCAATAGGCGAGGCGGCTTGAATGGGAATGATAGAGTCCGAAATGTATTCCGCAGGAATGTCCATCTCGTTTGCGAGAGATACGATCATCGCGCTTTCCTTCGCACGAGCGCGAAGGGCTTCTTCGTAGTCTTCGCCCATGTCGCTGTAAATCTGTCCGGCTGTCTTCAGTCCTGCCTTCCACAAGTTGATGTCGGCATTCGCTTCGCGTCCGTAATCAATCGAAACCTTGGCAGGCCAGCACCAGCGACCGTCGAGCAAGTATTCGGAATCTGGAATGAGTCCGCGAGCGGCGGCATCGAGAAGGATAATGTTCTTGATGCGGTCTAGGAATTTCCCTTCCAGCAACCCACGCCACCGCAAGAACGTGCGCTCTGCCATTGCAGCCTCCATGCGAGCCATAGGCCCACTCTTATCTGCATCGAATGCGAAGCCGTATGGCAACCCGACTGCCATGCAAATGTGGGCTTGAATCAAGCGAATAAATTCACCGAATGCGCCCGTAGGACGGTCGCTCTTGAACATCTCCATCTTCTCTCCCGATCCGAGATAGTTGACCGTGCCAGGGTCGAGAGACTGCAAGCGTGCAACTTGGCCTTGATCGTTTGTATTTCCCCTAGCGAAGTAGTCCCCTGCGTCAGCGGCTCCGCTCTCGGTGGTGATGACGCCGCTTTGATAGCTTGCGTATTTGATCGCTTGCACCTCGGCTTTGATCGCTTCCTGCAAATCGCGAGTTGCGTTTAACGCAGTTGCGAAAGCAGACCGCCCACGATATTCATCAAGTCTTGCCGCGTCGAATAGGTGGATAAACTCTTTTGCAACAATATCAACAGGAGAAATATACTGGTTGTTGATAGTACGCGTGAAAATTGTGTATGAAACGGGTCTTCCATAGTCGTCAACGTTTATGCCGCCAATGTATTTGTCGGTATCTGTTCTGTCGTAAGGCGATCCGATGCGGTCGGCTTCGACGCTTTGCAATTTTAGGTCTTCGCCGTCGCGAACGATAATAAATCCACAGTCGCCATCGCGAAGGATAGCCGTTACGGCAAGTTGCAAAAGCGTTGTAAAATTGTGACGGCCTAGAAAGTCACACTCGTTACACCATTTCTGCCAATACTTTTCGATCTTCGTATCAACCTCGTGATCGCCGGTGCGTGCTTGGTATGCGATACGCCCCGAAACGTAAGTTGCAAATTTAAGGAGGAGCGAACGAACTGGCGGAAAGTTGTCTGCGAGATCGCGAGCGGCGCGGATGAGCGAAAGTCTTTCGCGTGTTCCTGCCGTGTCTTCACCGCCGGACACCCCGCGCGAGATCCCGCGCTTTTCGCTCGTCAATGCTGAGTCGAATCGTCCGAAATTGCGGAGCTTCGCTTGGTTGACCATGCGATCCAGCGCGGCCTTGGGCGCAACAAGAGAAAGGGCTTTGGTGATGATGTCTTGCATTATGGGCGCTGTGTTGGGAACGTCGGCGTGAACCTTCTTATACGCGATCCGCTGGCGTTGTCAATAGCGGCTTGCAGTTCCTTCATTGTTTGCGCGACCTCGGCAAGATTAGCGCGAGTAAACGAGCGCCCTGCGATGCTATACGACGCGCCGGCAACGGCTATTGCCTTGAGGCAAGCCGTAAAGTCGCCCTGCAATTCTTGCAGAGTTGCAAGCGGCAGGCCAAAAAATGATTTGTTCATCGCCATTTAAATGCTCCTTGTGTCAAAACTAACTCTCCGCGCCTATCGGCAGAACGCCAGCGAGCATCGCGGACGCAAGCGCGATACACTCGCAATCCCAAAGGTGGTTAGGCCTGCCGCCGATGCGAACCCATCGTTGCTCGACTTGTTTGGTTTTTGAATTGGTCACGTCTTTTTTCATCTCCGACAACATTTGCTTTCTGTAGTCTTCGGACACGTCCCGCGCGACTTCCCACTTCGGCGTTGCGTCAGCCTGGCGAAGTGAAGCCAACTTGTCCTTGATGCCTTCGTTGGAGAAAAAGAAATACGCGCATTTGAGTCCGTCGCTTCCGGCCTGCGCTCCTTCGATCTTTGAGACGAAACGGCGCGTCCTTCTGCCGCCGTCGATATGATAAAATCCATCTTGCCCCGATCCGTGCGAGGCCGTCCACCCACGCCTAGCACATTGTTCGTAAACCAGCGGCGTGTCGTAGCCAGCATCAACTACGACGCATCTCGGCATGATGTCGAACTGTTGTTGAATGGCGTCGAGCGTTTCCCAAGTCAGCGGGCGCGACTCATGCAGCAACATGGACGAGCCGTCCACTCGGAAGGCGCGGACGATGCACCAGAAGTGGTCGCGCTGTTTGTCCACGCACATAAAGCGTCGGTGCTCTCCGTCGATCTTCTGGCCTTCCAGATATTCCGCCTTCGCGTAGTCGCCGGTAGTGATCTCCGGTAAGTCGCTCGTCACTTCGTCCTGCCACGTCTGCGCCTTTCGCTTTTGAATAAATTGTTTGAGCGGCTCCAGGTTGCCGCTGCTCTTGGCTTCGTTGGCTTCGATCCACTCTTTCACAATGCTGAACCACGGAATCCACCATACGGCGTAAGCCGGATACTCAAACGAGCGATGCCCTCGCACCGGATGCGGGTTGAGTGCGCGGTAACTTGCAGTATTTGCAAGGTTGCGTCTAGTCGATGCGTCATCTTTATATCGAGTTTCGCAGTGCTCGCATTTCATCCGAACGGAGTCCTGCACTTTATCCCACAAGATGCCGCCTTTGTCGTCGCGTTCGGTCACATATTCGATCTGATCGAACAGATATCTCTGCCAGTTCCCACAATGGGAACAAGTCCAGCCCCACACTTCTCGCGTCCCGCTGTCCCACTCAGCGTCGGCCTCGTGCCCTGCGTCCCATCCCTGCGAGACCAAGAGCGTCTTTCGGTTCCAGCGGTCGTGATGTCGCGCCTTGAGTTCCTTTATCATCCCGCTTTTCCATCTCCAAACCTCGTCTCCAATGCAATAGCGCATGGATTTTTCCTGCAAGTTGGTCATGTTCGCCCCTCCGGCGAAGAGAACCATATGTGGGAAAAGTATAGTCGTTTTTCTGAGGGAATGCCGGTCTTCGGGGAATAGGTC